TCAGGGAGTTCCATAAAGTTTTCTGTGTACAACTCCTTCTCAGCCTCTTCAACTGTTTCTGCGTCTGTTCTATATACACACGCCCACACACAGTCCTCGTGCATATAAGCTATTCTCTGTGTGCCCATTTCAGTCTGTAAAACCATTGGTGCTTTTATTCTTTTAACCTCTGCCTTGTCTGTAATTATAGACATCTCGCCACTCATAAAAAATGATGGGTGATTTGTCTTGTGTATGAAACTTATAACGACCATACCCTTTGGCATAAATATTTCTCTTGTGTATACACCATCTTTTATATGATGCTTTAGAGGCATAGCCTCGTCCATCTCAGGAGTATGATGCTCTAGTGCTCCCGGAATTTCTTGTATTTGTTTTCTAAACTGAGCAATTCTTTCCCACAACATCCCTGTACGTGAGGTTACATCTTCAAGTATTTGTATTCCTTGGTCTTCTTTTACCATATAGCAAAGGTACAAATTTTAAGGATAACTTTTCATTACTTCACTCTCGACTGTAAATAAGTTTATTTTTTCTGTTGAGGTGTTTACAATATCAAAAACACAATAGTGACCTAAAACTCCGTGAGACTCTGCAACTGAGTTCTTAATATAGAAAAAGAAAATCTCTTGTCCTGCAATAGGAACACTACCGGATACTGAGGTGTCTATTGTAACTTGATTAACTCCTGACTGTAGGTTTATATTTATAATCTCTATTTGCCCTGCAAGAGTGGGTGTATTACTTAGACTATTAATATAATACATCATATCACCAACTGACATCATAGTGTCTAGCTCGATGTCTGTAGAGAAATTAATAGTGTCTGCTGCTCCTGTAATGGTTTCACTACTTCCAATACCATTTAAAGAGCGTAACACATACTCGCTAGTTTGTGCAGGAACAGTACCTGAGTTTCTTACAAAGGCATAGAATGATGCCTCCTTTTCTTCAAACCAACCTGCCTCAATAAATCCTGAGTCCTGTATATCAGTTTGCAATGTAACACCCCAAGCTGAATCTCCCTCTATGTTAATGGTTTTAAATAGTTTATTTTCAAGAGGGCCTTCATTAAATACAGACTGTACCGTACTTGTATATTGAACTCCATAAAAATTATTACGTACCTCGTTGGTATTATGACGGTAAAGGTTACCCTCTTTGAACGAATAGAAGTAATTATTCATACCAATCATCCAATCAGGAAAGTAAGAATAAAACGATGGCCAACCTCCTGCTTGGCTATCGTATGTTAAAGTATTATTTGTATTTGTTGGTAAGGACATATTTATATTTTATTTATTGTGCTTGGCATTGCCCTGTAGCAGAGCATACTCTTATATCTGATATTTGACCATTTAACATATTATACATTTTATAATTACCTGTTGCTGTATCTGTAGATGTAGCCGCAGTTGCATACCATCCGTCAGCCAATGGCAATTCATCACCAATACTTAAATCCGTCCAAATAACAGGTGACTGTAATGATACAGAAATTAAAAAATTAGGTGCGTTACCGGGACAGAAGTTAGTACAATCTGATTGTACTACAGAACGATATATCGTATAGCTAGGAGGGTTAGGGTCAGGGCAACTCGGACAGCTCTGAACATTAAGTAATACACAATTAACTAACTGTCTAACAATAACACCATCAGAGTAAAACCCATCTGACTCGCAGATAGTTAACTCCACATCAGCGTATATTGCTGTTGAGTTTGATAGTGTTGTTCCGTCTAAGTAATATACTGCCATAGTTTATTTTATTTTAAAATTGACAATCTCCGTCAAATGATAGGTAATTGCTTCCGGGGTCTACTGAGCCTGTTTGAGCACAGAATGTATCTGAATCATATCCGTTTGAGCCACCTATAAATTCACTCCTGAATACTCCATTACAATCTGTGTATGAATACCCCTGTCCTGTATTTGCGTATGTGGATACAGTATATTGAGAACAACTTACAGCGGAATCAAAGTTACAATTTGAAACATCCCCACAGGTTTGAGTTTCATTAGAATATAAGGTTGCGTTTGCGGTAACACCAAAGTTAATTATACGGCCACAGTAAACAAATGTCCCTGCACCTGCTCCTACTCCTTGAACGTACTGAACAACTGAGTTAATTCCTATTCCGTTTTGGTATGTATCTTCAACAGTAAATTGTGCTCCTGACTCACAGTCTTCAAGTAAAAATATAGAACTACTTGCAGGGCAATTACAACAAGCTGCCTGAGCAGTACCGTTGTCGTAACACAAATCTATTGGTGTAGCATCTCTATAGTCCCAAATAAGATATAAATACTGACCTGTATTTGGCATATTAAAACTAGCAGTATACGCAGTATTTCCTCCTGTAGGAATATTTATTGGTGTCGGTATTGTGCTTGATAAAAGTAATGACTGAATCTGCGTGGTTGTATTAGCGTATAATATATTAGTTCTTAGGTATCTAAAGTTGTCTGAATTAATATTAAAATCATACGTATCAGTACTTTTCTTATCTGAAATTATTGTTATCGTGGCATTATTTGATGGTATAACACCACCACCCTGAGGCCCTGTAATTGTTTCATACAAAGAAACTATAGGACTTGGCCCTGATAAAAAAGTAACGCCCGATGAATGTAATGGAGACTGAAATGTTGAATCTGTCCATCTGTACTCATCGTGTATTGTCTCCCCTGCATCAGCGTCATTACTAATATTTACTAAAACAATAGTAACAATGTCTCCTATAGGGCAATCAACAGTTAAACTTATATCTATACTTTGTGTTGGAATTATACTAATTAAAACCTCGTTTACTAACACCTCATCTTTTGTGAATGTCAATACCCCACTTGTGCTAACACTACCTGTAGTAGTAACAACGCCATTATAAAGAGCTATAACCTCAAACGTTCCTGTCACAGGAAGCTCTACGCTATAGTTAACATCAACCGTTCCAACCAATTCTCCTACATTATAGCAGTACTGATATCCACCATTTTTAATTACAAACGACTCTGTTATGCCACAGTTCTTGCATACTTCGATTGTAGGTTTTTTAATTCTATTAGATGACAACACAAACTCGTTCATATATGGGTCAAACCCACCTAACTTTTGACTTGTAAAAGTTTCATTAAACAGGTCTCTAAACCAAGTACGCATACCACTTGATGATATTACTTGAAGCTGCTCGTTCTGAGCACTTGAACCTTTTAAGTTTATAACAACACCTCTCTTGGCATCCGTAAAATATTTATCTGAACCCCACTCAGCAAAACTCTCAGCATTGTTTGATATTCCAAACTCCTCTATCCTTGCAATCTGAGTTCCTAAAACTTCAGGTACTGACGTTAAAGCATTTCCTCCTGCTGCGTCAGACAATAAATTCTTGCCTGCTAATACATAAGATATCTTATCCTCTTGTAGCGACAACACATCAGTCTCTCTTGCAAATAATTTTCTAATAGGGCCAAACGATGTCTCTAGTTTTTTAAAGTTTAAGAGTCCACCATTAAATTCATTTAGCTTATTTATGTTTGACTCTGAGTTAAACACTCCACTATAAGTGATGTCAGAAAATCTTCTTTCCTCACCATAAACTTCAGAGTCTGTTGTTGTAGCTCTGTTTCCTAAAACAAGTTCTTTTCCAATTATAGAGTCTTGAATCTTATAACTTTCCGCACCATTACCAAACGCATAGCAATTAAAAAATGCAGTACGTATAATGGCGGGTATGTTTGCAGAAAAATTTTGATTTTGAAAATTTCCTGTGTGTTGTCCTAATGAATCGATAGAGTAAGACTCAGAAGACTCGTACCATAAATCAGGTGATGCATCTTGAGGGTCTGACTCAAAAATAATTGTACTATTAGCAAGTATTATACTTATTTCTACTTGTAAGTTAGTCCTTTTCTTTTCATTACTATATCCTAGACTTCCCTTAACCTGCAACCTCATTCCTCCATTAGCTCCATAATCTATAAACGCTAAAGATATAGTGGTATCATTACAATCATTAGATAATCCTCCAAGAACATCAGTATAATTAAACCCCCAATCGGTTGGAATTTTTTCTACTGCCTGAGATTCTAACGCAGGAGCAATATTATCCCCATTAAACCATAGATAAAAAGAGCCATAATCATCATTTGAAATAAAGCTAGTGTCTACCTCCCAATTTCTTTTATCAACACCACCCCACATTGCACTCTCGTTACCTCTTCTGTTGTTACTAATTCTTATAGATACTCTAGAACCTGCCAATATTTCTATATTCTCCCACGCATTTGTTAAATCATTATAAAGTTGTGTGGGGTATTCCACTATAGGACACGTTCCACCGCTAGAAGATGATTCTGCAATTTCACCCGGTGATATGTTTGAATTTGGTTTTAATTCTGTAGAGAAATTATTAGCTTGAAGTTTCATATAAACTCCTCCCGGAAGAAGTATATCATTAGCATTCTCATCCACAGGAGGAGGTTTTAAAAAATCTTGTTGCTGTGCTTTTTTTTCTAATACTGTAGTCCAAGTACAATTCTGTCTTGCACCCTGTGTGTCTGCCTTTACAATTAGTTCATCCCCTAATTCTATTTTTGTTGAGTTTTGTCCTTCAAGCAAAAAGTAATCTGAACCTGAACTTGGGTCTCTAAAAAAGAAATTAGAGTAAATAACATTATAATCCTCTTTGTCAGGCTTAATAACAAACTTATACCGTGTTGCCCAAGAAGGTGCTATTTGAGTAGGTGGTATATTTACCTGTATAGAGTTTTTAGTTACTGAAGCAGAGCAAGGTATTTGTACTGTGTTTTGTTCACTAACCAATGCAGTAGTCATACGATTAAACTCATCCATATATACTATTCCAATCTCATACCCCCTGTTACTATGTAAACTTTTTGGGTCTCCAACCTCTTGAAAATAAACTGATGATAAATTTATTTGATAATACTCATAATAACTTCTAGTCGGAGCAAGAACATTGTCTACGTATTGCATTGCAGGAAGCTGAAAACTAATTACATTAGAACCTATTGCAGAAATAATTCGTATAGGCTGTCCTCCTGAGCTAATACCACTTGCAAACTTAAATGCAGAACCTCCTACAGGTGAAGGAATACTTACCTCATTTGAAATTGAACAATTAAATATATCTGTAAACGTTGTACCTAGACTACAGTTTTCTACAGTCTGTATAGTACCTACCTCACCTATTCTTTGTACAAAGTCAGGGAAAATAGAAAGCTCGTAAGGATTGTTGAAATCACTTTGTAGTGTATACGCAAAATCTATAGTTGTCTCTTGAAGCTCTTCAATAGGTGATGGAGCTGCACCTGACCATTTAGAAAAGCTAAATCTTAATGTTATATTAATAATACTACCTGCTTTAAGCTCTATGCCTGCAAAATTTATTTGTATCACAGCTTTTGGTATTGTTTCAGACCCAACCCAATTATATAAACCCGGGCCATTTGCGTAGCTAAGTTGTTCTAATCCAACTTCTTCAGAATCAAAAGTTGTAACATACTCTAATTTAGTGACGTTACCATCTGCATCTTTTAAGTCATATCCCTCAAGATAGTTTCCATACATAAGCCTATTACCCATAAGAGTCTGAGCGTCAGCTAGTCTAGGTACATTGTCAAAAAGTCTTAATATCTCTGACGAGGGGAGTACTGTAAATATTTTGCTATTGTCAAAAATATATTGTCGCTCAACATTATTAGGTATACCGTCTTCTTCTTTATTTATTTTCTCTATAATTTTAATTACAGAAGAATTCATATCCTTAAATAATAAGTCAATAGACTTAACTAAAGGGCCTCCTGTGTTATAAGTAACGTTAACTGCGTTCTTAGTATTTAACATACCTCCATTTAATGCAGTTGCAAAGTTATAGTTAAATGCACCCGGTATAAAAGCAGGGTTACTAAACTGAGATGTTGCAGAGTATTCCCCATCCTCATACCTATACCTGTATGCAAAAGAAATAAACCTGTCCTCTAAAAAGTTACTTGTAGTACTAGTTGTAACAGGCTCAATAATAGGAGATGTTGTCGGAGGTTTTTTAATAACAAGCAATGACTCTAAAGAAAAAGTATCAACACCTGATTCAGGATTGGTATAATTTTTTGTTACATTTATTTGTTTTGGGTCTGTATAGTTGTCTGTAAAATATAATAATTCTTCTATTTTATTTACCCCTGTTATAAGATACTTTGGATTAAAATTTAAAGTTGTGTTACCATCTGATAATCCGCTATCTATAGAAATAATATGATATTGTGTACTGCTTGTTTTAGTATCATACGATACTATCAAGTCAATCTTATTTGTAGGAGAAGAAGGAAAATTACTGTCGTGAATAAACCAATACAAAGTCTCGTTAGCACCATCCTCATAAGCACCGATACATCTAGCTGATGAGCTTAAAGCATTTCCTTCAAAAGAAAGACTTGTCAATAGCTCGTTTCCTTTGGTGTTTTCTATAACACCAACCTCTGAACCTTCAGTAGAACCCATACGAACATTCAACGCATCAATATATTGTCCGTTAGGAATAATTCGCTCATCTAGCGACTTGTTCATTATACCCTTAATAAAATTTCTAGATGTGTTTGCCATATTACTTAATCCACTTATCCTGACCTCTCAGGTTCATTAATAATCTTCCCGGATGTATATTGCTTATTCTTATTTTTGCGTTCCTTAGAAGTGCTCCCTTGCGTTTTCTTGCTCTTGTTATAATATACTCCTGAACATTAAGTTTAGAGTTTAGTATTGAGAACTCAATAAATGCGTAAACATATTCCTCAAATAACTTGTTGACATTAACCCTAGAGTCATCCCCGCCTTCCATTCCATCTGAAACATACTCAAGGACAGCTATTTGATTAGCCATACTTGAACTAAAGTTTATTACACCTGCAGCTTTATCAATAGTAAACGTTGGGTTTGCATTTGCAGTCTCTGTATTTAATCCAAAAGCTGCTCCAATACCAAACTCAAAATACCAATTACCATCACAGTTGTATCCCGGAAGTCCATTGAACTGTCCATTGTTTTGGTCTAAGTATATACTTTGCCCCATACCTACAATTCTATCATAATCAAGATTAGAAAACTCAGGTCTTAAAATATTACCATCTACATCAAATAAAATCTTTCCTGTATTATCTTGAAGATATGCAGCAGAAGATTGTGTCTGAATATTTTCGCTTAAAGGAAATAACAATCCGTTTCTATACTGAGATATTCTAACCCAATTAACATAATCTTGAGGAAGTACAAACCTTAACTGACTATCTACATTTAATTCTAATATTTTTATTTCTTTAAAAGCATCATAGTTTAACTCTTGAATTGCACGTTTTGCGTGAAATAAAACTCTATATCTCTCTTCGTTATTAACAAGGTTATGATTCCCTGAGTACATCAACATAAAGTTATTTACTATATCGTATAAAGATACATACTGATATGAACCCCAATTATTATCTATTGGTGCTACTCCCCCATTTTCGTAATACTGATATTCTGATATATATGCCATTATTGTTGTGCTTGATTATCTTGTTGTTCTTCTGCCTGTGCAAACTGATATATTTCTGACTCTCTAATAGATACACCTGCGTATTGAAGTATCTTTAAAATTAAGTTAACCTCATCGTCTAATGGTATTTCAAAGTCTTGATAGTCAGCAGCCGATGCATTAAATGCCGGCTCACCGTTTAGTAAGTCTATGTAAGTCCATTTTGGGGTTTTAGGATACCTTATGTACTGAGATTTTACTTGCCCTACCGCTTTTATTGTATCAGGATATACCGTTAAATTAATATCTTCCTGAGTATAAGCAGGGAAAGTTAGTGTTGGTGCGGTATATATAGAGTTAGAAAGCATAGTTATCTTGCTATGAGCAACTTGCTCTGCCTCTTCTAGATTGCTTCCTTTTTTAAAAATAGAATACTTTAACCCTATTGAGTTCCAAAAAGAATTTCCTCCTGTTGTCTGAAGTGTTGTTGCATTCTCTACTAAAGTAACTATAACATACTTTATACCATTATTTTCTACTGCTACTATATCGCCTACATTTACATCTACTGTAAAGTCTGCTTGGTTATCAATTAATTTGTTTCCACCTCCTGTGGTTGCTGTTGTAGTACCCTCATCTAAAAGTCCTTGTTGTATTAATACTTTATTTAATAAATAGTAATCACTACCTGTAGTAGTTTGAGAGGGTGCAAAATATAAACTTTCAAAGTTTTGAGATAATCCTTTTGTTTCTGAAAACAAATCAATAGCCTCCTCTATACTCTTTGTAATATCAGCATATCCATCTCCTGACTGACGAGCATTCTCTTTGTTTATTTGATAGTTGTATTCGTAAAAGTAATTCTCGAATATATCTAACTGAGCCTGTTTTGCAAACAAGTTGAAATCTGACGGAGATAAGTATCCGTAATTATTTTTATTTAACACAGACAGTACTGTGTTTCTTACTGCGTTTATCATCGTAAACTTTTTTACAAAGATAGGGAAAAAAAAAGAGGTCACATTTTGTGACCTCCTATTCTATCTTATAATGTTTATTACTAAGACTCTAAAATACTTTCAAGTAATTTTAATGAATCTAATCCTTCATCGCTTGATAAATAAGAAGCAACAATAAACTTTGCATCCTCTCCGTAAGGGACTACTAGCATTCTACTTTTATTACTTGAAGTATTGAACCATACCTCCTTTTGGTTTTTTCTAAAGGTAAGTAATTTCTTATCAAAAAATAAAGCAACATTTCCTTGTAGTTTCAGCATAGGGTCTCCAAGAATATTTAAAAACTCTTGTGGCTCTCTCTTTGCAAATATTAAAATATCACGCTTTAGTTCTGCTGTTGATACTTTAGATGAATCTTTTCCAAATAATACTCGGCTAACATTCTCTATCATTTCTATAGAAAGCTGTCTTGCTTCAATTAAAGCATCTACTTCTAAGTTTAAGATTTCAACAATCTCTGCTGCATCTTTTGCCTCATTTACTTCATTAAATTTTTTACCGTTTAATGGATGATAGTGTAAAAACTCTTGTAATACCTGATTGTTTTTTGGAACGTTTAAGAAACCATCTTCAAAAATAACAGGCTCTAGTATAGCATTTCCATCCTGCTCATCTTCAAATGGTGAGTTTTGATTACGTGCATACCTAAGAGCACGGTTTGTACCTGTTACATCATCAAAGTGTAACAATGGAAACCTTCTTGAGTTTCTAGTTGGCAGCATAAAAGAAAGAGGAGCTGCGTCTCTTGTTAGTTTGTAAGTCTTATCTACAAATTTTTTTGTACCTTTTTTCATTTGATATAATTTAAAGTTTATAATAAAAAGGATGGTGTCCTTAAAGACACCATCCTATATTTAATCTACTTAATCTTGAAAGATAAAGAAGTTATTTGCACCTAAAGTACATACTGCTCTCTCAGACAAGAAGTTTACCTCCATTGCATCAAGGTCAGAGTTCTGTGCTCCACCTGCTGAACCTGTAATCCAAGTCTTGTAACGTCTGTCTTCAGTTTCTGAAGCTCTGTAACGAACGTGTAAGAAAGGACGCTTTGCATTCTTTCCTAAGATTTGGTCATAAACAGAAGTAGAACCTGCAGGAACTAACATACCACTTACTTTACCTGAACCTGCTCCACCTGCAAGACCACCACGCATTGTTGGGTCATTCAAGTATTTCCAATCAGACTTGTAGAAATCGTAACCTCTACGGAATCCTGAGAATCCTAAGTTCAATGCCATTTCAGTATCGTTGTCAAACAAACCGAAAGACGCTGAGTTAGAAGAACCACCTGCAACGTAACCGTTAAGTGTAGCTAACATATCATCAATATCAAAAGAGAAATCTCTGTCAACGAATAATACGTTCTCTTCAATAGCACCCTGCTTGTCTAAACGACTAACGATGGTATCAAATTCTGCTAGTGTAGTTGGATTTCCTCCACCCCATACGTTACCTCTATTAGAGACTACGTGGAATATACCTTCAGAACCTTTGTTTCCTACATCACCTGTAGCTGCAATTGCACCCGAACCTACTTCAGCAGGAACAGCTTCAATCATTGCAGTCTCTAAGTAATCATCAAAACGTAAACGAGTTTCGTGCTCAGACTTCAAATACCATAGGTATCCTGAAGCACCGTTCTCAGTTGTAACCTCAACCCATCCAATTTGAGCCATATCAGAACCTGATACAGAGTACTTATCTTTTATGATAATTGGAGAGTTTTCAAAGATTACGTCATCAGCCTCTAAAGAGCCTTGCATTCCGTTTGTTCCTTTCTTGAACTCTGAACCATAAATAAATACAGTACAAACCTCTGCTTGACCAAAAGACTGTCCTCCTGCTTCATAATAAGCTATATCAAAAGTTGCTGCCGCTGTATTAACTGCAGTTACAATTGCTTTGTTAGAACCGCCACCTGCGTTTCCAATAACCATTACAGTCTGTCCAACACGTACCGCAATTTGCGATGCCTGTCCTGCTGCTTGGTTTGCCGGTACTAAAACGTCATTCACTCCAATAGTAGCTACATCATCTGCTGCTGCTCCTGTAGATAGACAGTTTACATACTTCGTGTGTAATCTTCCTTGTTCTGCCCATTTGATAAGGTCAGAGTTAGAAGGCATCTCAGCACCTACCATACGTAGGAAAGATGAGATTGTTCTGTTACCATAACGCTCAAATTCCTTTTCGTAAGTATCAGGAAGATACTGATTTAAGAAATCAAAGTTGGTAATATAATTTGTGGATAACGGTACTTGCGATGCACTTGGCTGCAAATCGAATCCGGGCGTTGCATTTACTTGTCCTGCCATTTTTTCTAATTTTTAATATTAATTATTTTTCTTATTGCTCCTTATTTTCAAGCCACGTCCCGAGTCAGGATTGACGGCTCTAACTTGCGTTCCCCCTTGTGATGAAAATTCAGGTGTATTTCTTGCAGACATATTCACGTTCTTAGTCTGTTTCATTACATCATCCTTTCCTTCAGCCTTACCTTGCTCATAAAAGAACTTAGCAAACTTGTCAGGGTTCATTGCCACGGCTAATGACTTGTGGTATCCAACTGAATCCTTAAGCATACCATCCTCGTCTAAGTAATCCTTTACAAAGTCTTGAGGTGATTGATGCTTATTTAATAACTCACTTGTTTCCCCCGGCTTGAAATTAACTTTTTTGTCTCCATCAACAGTAAACTCAAAACCTTTGAACTCGCCTCCGAAAACTTCTGAAGTTTTTTGCTTATACCAATCGGCTTTACGCAATATTTCTTCGTCCTTAGTCTTAGCCTCACTAACATACTGCTTATACACCTCCAACTCTTCTTGTTCTTCCGAAGAAAAGGATAACCCACTTGACTCAAGGGATGTTCCATATTTTTCTTTTTCAGCTTCAAAATAATCTTTGGCCTTAGCAATAGTTTTCTTTTTTAAAAGTTTAACCTTTCTAATATCAGACTCTTCGTCAAGGTCTTCATCATAGAAGTAATCTTCCATCATTGAATCAATATCCTCTTCGTCTAGCCCTTTCTCAGTAGCGGTTAAATACTCTCTTAATAATTTATCAGGGTCTTTCGCATCAAAGTCTTCGTTTAACTTAACAAAATCCTTTATACCTCTTCCTGTTTCTTTTTTATACTTATAATAAGCAGCTACGTCTTCAGGTAGCTCACTATTTTCTTCTCGTGCTTGAGTTAAGTCGTCAAGAGAATTAATCTCATTGCCGTACCTGTTTCTCATAAAAGAAAGAACATCTTCTTCTTTCAAACTACTATCAACAGGCTCTGACTCAATAGTCTGTGTTTCAACAGATTCTATATCAGTAGGCTGTGTATCTTCAAACTTCTGTTCGTGCTTATTAAGCAACTCCCCTTCAACCTGTTGTACCGACTTCTCTTCAGCGTCAGAAACAATTTTTACATTTGTGTATTCCATATTTAATTTAGATTTAATTTATAATTTACCTTGGATTGAATTCAGAAAAATCAAACCCATCCATACTATCCTCGTTAGATTCAAATGTCATTGGAGGTAGGTTATTTTTTCTTTGATTTATCAACTTACTTTGCTCACTATTTTGTTGACTAATTCTTTGAGACTTAGCGTCTTCTCTTTTTTGTTCTCTTGCTCCTAGTTGTGCTTCTTCAGCTCCTCTAAGTTGCATATTTATTTGAAACTCCCTGTCCATAAGACCTGCTTTTAATTGAGCTTCACCTTGCATTCTTTGCATTGCCGCTTGATTTTCTGCTTGAATAATTTGCAGTTTTTGGTCAAGTTGCATTTGAATACCTTGAGCTTGAATTTGAGCTTGAGCCTGTTGCTGTTGCATTGCTTGTTGAGCCTGCATTGCCTGTTGCTCTGCAACCAATCTCTCCTCTCGCTCTTGCTTTGACTTCCTTTTTAATTTTAAAAGTTGGTTTGCAGTCTTAATATTTCTAAGCTCTCTTATGTCAATAGCATCCTCTAAATCTATTCCTCCCTTAGATAGAGCCATTTGAATATTTTGCTCTAACTGAGCTTTTTGTTCCTCGTCAGGTGCAACCTCTATAAATATACCAAAGTCATAAATATATAAGTCAGATATCTCTCCTAAAATACTTACGTTGTATTTTCCAATTTGGTTTACAAACTCATCTTTAAAATCAGCATACTCTAAAATATCAGATATTCTATAAGTTAATGCCTGAGCAAATGCTCTGTACATATATAAACTTCCTTCAAGTATGTGTCTTGTAGCTGTGTTTGAATTTAATGCTGCTAACTTCTGAACACCAACTAAAGCATTAGGGTCAGGAGAACTTCCGTCTCTTGCTTCATTTAAGCCTGTTACAGAGCGAATCATTCCTAAGTAGTGATTATAGTTGCCTATAAGCATTTGTGTTTTAGACGCTCCCGAACTGCTTGTAAGCTGTGTTATAGGAACTTTACCTTGATTGTAATCACCATCTTGCGTGTAGCTCCTACCGATAACACTACCTGTTTGGAAGTATAATCGTAAAGCATCTGCAGGATTATAAGCATTACCTGTACCCAAGTCTACTTCATTTAATCCATCGGCATCAATAAACACACCGTCAGGTACAACCTTAGATATAACCTGCTGAAGTTTTAAATGAGTAATCTGAATAAGGTCAGCGAACGGTATCATCCTTCTAACTAAAGACTCAATAACACCCTTGTACATACGAGGTGCTACCGCTATATAATTTGGTATAGCGTGCTGAGAGGCTGACTTAGGTCTAACCATATTCTCAGCCATCTCCCACTTTAACAAGATGTTTGTACCCATAACCATTATACCCTCATACCATACATCAATTGTTTTAGATACCTTTTCAAAGTTTCCTTCCTCAAGCATCTCAGCCGGTGGATTAAATGTGTCATCCTTTTGAACCATTTTTATTGAACCGGAATCATTTATTTTTTTCTTATAAGTAAACGTATTTGTTGTCTTGTAATTGAAGTACATTAAAGTACAAGTGTCTCTATAAAATATATCATTATCATAATACTGTGCTGTATTGTAATAATCCATCCAACCCTGTGAGCTTTTAGAAATTGTTTCTAAATCCTCTTTAGAAAGTGTTGGGTCAATCTTCATTAAATCCGTAATAGGAACTGTCTTAACCTCTCCCCAATAAAAACAATCCTTAAAGTGTGGGTCTTCAGTATAACTGTACACCACATTTGCAGGGTCTACATAACTAATCTCAACACCTGAACCGGGTAAAAACTCGTGCTTACCTACAGATATACCTATAACCGTTTGGTCATAGTCAAATCTTTTTCTAATGTCTACATACTTATTGTCTTCAAAAATAGTATTAACAGCTTGCTCTTCAGCAATCTCAATTGCAGGCTTGTAGTTCAATTGCATATACAAAGCCAACTCTTCATCTGATTCAGGTAACTCATCAGGCGAAGTAACAAAAGGATTTGCTCCTGTTTTCTTTTGAATTGTTTCTAGAATAGGCTTAGCAACCATCTGTCCCTGAATAAGGTCTTGATACTTGCTTCGTTTTTGCTGAGACATTGCATCCTGTGCAAAAGCCTTAACCTTAAATAGTCTGTCAGACATCCCATTAACTACGATATCTACGAACTTAGGAAGTATAGGAACAGGTGTCCAATCTAAATTAAGATAACTTAAATCCCCATCTATTGCTAATTCGTTTTTATATTTACCAACAGATTGTTCTCCCCTTGCATAAAGCCTAAGCCTATGGAAAGTTCTCCATTGGTCGTAGAATCTACATTGAGTTCCGTCTTTCTTAAACCATTCATATTGAATAGCCTGACCGACCTGTAAGCCAAACTCATCTTTCTTCTTCTCAGAATCCGATACAAATTGACTTGGAAAACCTGTCGATGTTATGTTTACATTAACATCTCTCATTGAATATATTCGCTTATTGTTCCCTTGTTATTATATCTCGCAAAGTTAACGATTATTTTCGACTCTTTTTTAGTAGGTTGATATAGGTGTTTTTGACAGGCCATTATAGCCAATCCTGAAGATATACTAGCATCAAACTTAGTTCTATTGCTAATATCAAACTTAGCCCAATCATCTAAAGTTCTGCTAAAAGGCATTGAGCCTATATCATCTTCATTTCTGTCACCAACCTCAGAACCAAATCCTATATACTTTTCAATATGTGACTCTATAGCTGATGCGTGTGCCTGCTTTATATCTTCACTTGAGTTAGGTATTCCTCCTAATTCTTTTTCTGTCTTAGAAAGTTTATTAATAACCCTATCAGGTCTATTCATACTATAGCCCCTATAACCTCTATTTTTAAAGTGATACAACAGCCTTGGCTTATTGTTCTCACAAAGTATAGGCATACCATAAAAAACACAAGCCATTAGAACATCTTCAAAGAATATCTCTGCTGTTTGAGGTCTTGCTATATACTCTAAAAAAAACTCATTGCTCGGTGCGTCTTCCATACTAAACTTAGTAAGTCCGTGTAGTGCTCCATTAGAACCACCACCACCAACTACTCCTGAGATGTCATAACTGTCACAACCGAAAGCTCCAATGTGTTCATTGCCGGGCCACTTCTTTCCGTGCCTAGTTTCTACCCTGTTTTGCAAAGTTCCACTAGGAGTCCAACTTACAAGAAATCTCCCGCTTTTATTAGGACTCCAAACAACCTTAGTATCTTTTATTCCATCCTTCCAAGCAAACGAGCCACGAGTAACGTGATGCTCTGTTATTAAAGTGTCGTTATAATCAATTTGTTGGTATATCTTTGTTAGGTTAAACAATGACTGCTTACTTTCATCTCTAAAAGCGTGAGACTCTGTTCTAGGAAACTGTCTATAAAATTCATTTAATGCATCGGCATCATCTTTTAAAGAGTCCACTTCTGCCTGCCAATAGTCAATTGCTCCTTGAGTAATCATCTCATTATCAATACCTAATACAGGTTTGTCAGGATTATGTAAGACAGGAAACCCAAACCTATCAATGAATCCCTCCATATTCCACTCCATCGGAATAAAAAGTGAATACATACCGCTTTTCGTTTGACCATTTCTGTTACGGCTAGTAATATCTGAGTCCTCATATAACTTCTTAAAGTTACCACCACCCTTGCTTAATGCATTTGAGGTTGAACCCATCATACACTTACCTATAATCTTGCTACCCAAACGTAAACAGGTTTTTGTAACTCGCCAATTGTTTAGTATATTGTTAGGCTTAATCCACTTTCCACTCTCATCGTGTACTAATAACAATAGTTTTTCACCATCATAAGAGTTGTCATCCGTATTCTTCCAATCGATTGTCGTGTCAAGACCTTCCATATCATCATTAAGAACGGTAAACATATTTTTCTTTGTAATCTTTGATGCAGGTATTCTGAATGCTAACTCAGTTTTTGGCTTATCCATACCATCCATAATAGGCTTAAAGAAAAAAGGAAGCCTACTATTTATAGGGACAACCTTATCTGTAAACATTTTCTTAGAGTCACTACCTGTCTTAGATAGTATACCAACCCTTGCATCTCTTGCTAAAGTACCTACATTTATACACTCAGAAGACCCCATAAAAGAAAAACCTGAACGCCTTATCTTTAAATAGTCCATCCCAAAACTTCTTTTATCAGCTTTACAAGCCTCCCAATAAATCCAAAAAATTCTGTTTGCTTCCCTAAAGTCAGGATACCCTACATCTATTGATGTCCATTGAAGATACATATAATGAGACCCTGTAA